AGGCAACCTCTGCTCGTAAAGCAGTCACTTCATCAATGAGCTCCTGTTGAGATTTATCTTTGTCTTCTTTTATAGGTTTAGTTATTTTGGTTTTATGTTGTTTAAGCATATTGTGATGCGCGACGAGATAATTTAAGCATTTTTTTGAGATAAATGCTTTAGTGCTTCGTTGCACATCATGTAATAAAATTTCAAATATTATTTACTAGAGACCCTTGCAAACCCATCTGTTCCTTTATTCCCTACAACATCCCAATCATAGCCTCCTTTTTGTCCCCCAACACCTCCACGACCAACGACCAGAGTAATTGTCTGATTAGTTGTACTTCTATTAGTGTATTGAGCTACTAAAACAGAGCCAGATGCTCCGCCGCCACCAAAAGACCAGCCTTCGTCACCAACTCCTTGTGCACCATCACCACCTTTGCCAAACAATGCGATAGGACTTACAGATGCTCCACCTGTATGATCTTCTCTGGTTGCGTTACCTGCTTTACCTTGAGTAATAGTAGTTGAATCGAAGGCTCCAATAATTTCAACATCTCCAATTGTACCAGCATGACCATTGTCATAAGAGGAACCATTACTCCATACACCCTGAGTACCGCCACCGCCGCCATGTACGATAGCTATGTTTTCACCGTTTAATTTAAGTAGAACATCTGCACCATTCTGACCATTACTTAAGGGATAATCAGAACTATTAGAACGTCGAGATGCACCACCACCGCCGCCAGCACCAATCAACGTGAATACTTTCGTTTCACCCGGTTGAAGAATAAAACTATATGAGCCAACCGGATAATCTCCATCTACTGTGGTGCTATTGGGATTTTTATGCTGAAGAACTTGGAAGCTTACTTGTCCAGAATATCCAACTCGGTTTTGGCCTGAGCGGTTAAATATTTTTGGCTTGAATGAGTTCACATCACGATCAAATGAAGATGCCTCATTAACAGATTCAAGGCTTAAGAAAATACCAATATTACGATCTGTCAAATTGTAAATATCAGGTGCTTTAATCTTATCGTTATCAGCAACCCAACCATCTGTACCACCGATCATTGTTACTGTGCCACCATTTTCGCCACCATTGTAATAAAAAACACCTGAAGCAAGAATTCGTGGATATGAAACATAATTAAGCAATGCTGTAATCTGTGCTTGAAGTTCATCACGTGCTTGCTTATTAAAACTAGCCTCTTTGAGAAAACGTGCTTCAATTGCATCTGATAGCTTTTCTAAGTCTGGGTATGTTGCTAAAAGTTCATAGAGCTGCTGACGATTATTTGGATTTAAAACAACACCATGTTTTTCAAGAACGTTTGCTATTTCCTCCTGAACCATATTGCACCAGTCAGGGGTAAGATAAGTTGCATCCTGTCCGGGTACATCTTCATTTGAATGAAACCCATTCTTTCCTTTACCGAACATATCAGGTCGTGCATTTATACTTCCAATTCGCTTCATACTTGTTCCTCATTAATGTCATATCGTAAATAAGCGGGTAAATAATTTTTTATGATGCAGGCCATATCTGCTTTGCTTGGTGCTTTTAAGATGAGTTTGACTTTAAACCTCAGACTTTCTGTGTTGACTGGATAATTACATTGGGCTGTGCATTGCATTGGTGTGTAACGCACGAGTTTGATTAACTCAACACCAAATAAAGTTAAAAGCTGCATAAGATAAGTAAGGTTTAAAACGTTCTTTGTCTCCAAAAACCATCTGATGATCTGAAGACGCTCTTCAATTGTTTTGGTTGTATTTACTGTGCATTTAAGAGGTAGACCAAGAGCAGCTTCATACTCATTCAATAATTCTTCAGGAATATATTCCAAGGTAGTCAAAATACGTTTTGCATCAACATCAGCTTGCGCCAGCACTTTTGCATGAGCATAGATATCTTTTGCAATATCTGTATTTGGTGAAGTGTCATAGCCACCAGCTGGCAGCAATTGACGAAGTACAGAAGCATAAAGTTCTACAGTCTGTTCAAAAGTCATAATTGTTTCACCGTAAGTGTTCCGATCCGGAGCCAGCCCGTTGTAAATACCGTATTTGTAGGTTCTTGATTGCCTACAGGTGTAATTTGAAAGTCCGTTACTCCTTGCAACTCTTTAACCCGGCTAACAACTGTTGAGGCAACAAAAGTTTCCCCCGGCTTTAGTAAACCGACGTAATCGCGAATGACCTGTTCAACATCGGTCTCACTCGCTGTGCCTGAAAATACGGCTGATAATTTGAGATATTCTTTGGTAGGTGCATAAGCTCTTACATCACACCAAAAGCCACAATATTCGTCTAAAGCCGTTTGAACTAATTCTAATAAAGCAGTACTTGGCGAATTTGGCGGATTTCCTGCTGCTGTGACTGCTACATCTAATGAGCCAAGGCCACGACGCTTGGGATAAGTGAATACATCTGCAACACCCGGTACATCTTTCACAATACGTCTAAGGTCAGCTTCACGATCACGAATAAGTCCCAAAGCTTCTTTTTCCATCATTCTCTGACGCCAAACCTCGACATCTTCAACATCAACACCAGCCGATATTTCTTCAATAACGTCCACTTGTGCAGCCACACCCGGCAAAGGACTAACCCAGAGCAGTTGCTCACCATCATAATTCCAACTCACACCATCAAACTCTGCAATGACTTGGATTTCTCTAGGCCTATTTTCTGTAAATGGCTCTTTATATAAAGTTAGCCAGTAATGACCTTTACCATCTGTTAGTTTTGTACCAGCTGGAATGGTAACCGCTATATTTGAACTAGCTTTGATACGTCCTGAAGCTTTAGAACCTCCATTACGCGGGCAGTTTAAACGTCGAGCATGGATATAAAGAAAAGGCTCATCAGCAGTAGCAATAAAAAGTTGTTTTTGAATATAAGTTTGATGATGGTATAGACCTTCAACTACAGAAGCTTCACCATCAGCACGTATGGCGGCATCATCTTCATCATCCAGCGTTAATCCAGTTAAGTTTTGGATTTCTTGAATAATATCAGTACGTAATTGGTCGAATGTCTTGATTGGATAAGCCATTGATTAGCCTCCAACTGGAACAAAATAGAGAATTGTTTGTTTTTGGCCTGATAGCTGAGTAACTTCAATATTTAAATCAACTTGGCTTTGAACTGTTTGAACAGCATTTACCAAAATTGCAGCAAAACGATTGGGCACTAAGCCTTCTAAAGCTTCTTCAGCAAATTGTTTAACTGTTTGAATGGTACGAGTTACATCCTTAGATCGTTTCAACGTATATAAGCGACTGCCAATATTAGAATTAGCCCAGTACTTACGTCGATGAATGTTTAAACGCTGGCAAATTGCTTGTACTTCATTTTTACTGAAGGCAGCATCAAGACTCATCAGCACATAATCTTTCGTTTTTAAATCAATATTCGCCATGATGCACCTACATTGGTTCGGTTGGAGTCGGTGTATTACCGTGTTTATGTTTGTTATAAATTTCGCGCATTTCCTGCATTGAGCCTTTCTGATCTAAGACATTGCCATTCGGCACATGCAAATTGCCCTCATCAATAAAAAGGTCACCAGCGGTGATATGCGTACCATCTTCTTTAAGTAAAAGGCTGTGCCCAAATTGGTCGTAAACGCAAGTTTCACCTTCATCAACATTGACCACGACGGTTCCCCCAGTCGTTGCAACAACAATTGAGCGCGAGGTTTTTCCGTGAAGAGGAATAACCACAACACGTGCTCCATCGGGTACATGTGAGCTAAAACCGACTTGCTGAAAAAGTTCAATTTCTTGCAATGTCTCATCGGCAAAACCCTTTAACTGCAATACTTTTGAACCACCACGTGCGACCAGAGCAAACAATGGCTGTCTGATTTGCTTAAGCGCCTTATTTATCTGGGAAGCTACAGCTCTCATCATGATTTTTTCTCCTTTAATACCAATGGATTTGCCCAGTCACCCTGACGTTTCAGAATAAGCTTTGTGGTTTTACCGTTCTTACGATCAAGCTGGAGAGTGCGACCATAGACAGCCCATTTGGCTGTTGCTCTTGATAAAACATTAGTTTCTAAATTGACATACCAACCCGTTGACCAAAGCTTCCCATCGATCATCCAGCCCGAAACCGTTGCAGTCAGTGTGTGGGCTTCAAGGTCATTGTCCTTTTTGATTTTTTCTAGGGCAGCATTCGCTTCAGCTTCAGTTTCCACATCACCTAAAGTGACGATTTTTAGACGGTTATAGTCATACTGTGTTTGAGCTTTAGTCTCAGACAAAATTGAGGTGGCATTACTATCCTGACTTAAGACCTTGATATCACTAAAGACCCTAGAAACATCATTTTCATACTGAAGACTGAGAACGTTGTTGCTGTTATTCAAAGGACGCATCAAGCGCAATGGTGTTTGCACGTGATATGGATTGGCAAATGGATCACCGATCTGCAACGTCCCGTCAGGGTCAAGCCAAACATGTTGACCTGTGATTTGAGCAGCTTTTGTCAATGCATCCCAGAGTGATTCACCCGGCTCAACAGAGACTTTATTCTTCAGCCATGCATTGTTTTGAATACGGACTTCATGAAACAGTGAACCTAAATCGCCGCTCAAGATGTAACGACCTACCAACTCCTCGAGCGTTATCTGACGTCCATTAAAAATCGGTACGGAGCAATCAATTAATTGACCTGCAAGGTCACGGCCAGAAATCTGTAAACCATAACCGTCACGGCTTGCAGCTTCAGAGATTTTGTCTGCAACAGAAGTCAAAATAAGCTGATTTACATGGTACGCTTGAACCTTGGCACTGCCTTTAATATCAGCACTTAATGCTTGTCCACCTGTTTCAAATAGCGTAAAGCTCCAGTTTTCTGCTGGAGTATCGATCTGACTATCGATTTCAACTTGATCCCAGCCTGTAGCTTCTAGGCCAGCAATCACAAGACGGATTTCATTACCCTGATTATCTTGCATAGATAGTTAGCTCCATGCCGACCTGCAAGGTCGCAGGGTTTACTAAATCAGGGTTTAAGCGTCGAATTTCGTTGGCACGACTCATATCGCCATATAGATAATGTGCCAGCCAATGCAAGGTACAAGGCACAGGCACTTGTGTTTTAGTTATTGGTGGACGTGTCTCAATGAGTTCTTGGATTTGATCCTGTATTTGAGCAGCAACGTCTTTATAGACTTGTATTTGCGTAATACTTTCATAGGAATTAATGGCACGTTCTTCACGAATAGCTTGCTGAAGTACTTCACGTGTTTTTTTACGGACAAGCGCTAAATCGACTGGTGAAAAGCTAATATCTTGATTGTTTGCCATTTCAGTGCGTGTCGTTGCGATAACTTGTTGAGCTATAGCAACTTGGCTGGCTGCCTGTGTTGAACGCCAAACTCGGTCAAGCTCTGGAGTGCTATTATCACTTTGAAAAAGGTTTTCAAAACGCTCAACCCGATGGACTACATCACGCCATTTCGATAGCGCAGAAATATTAGTATCAAAGGTTACAAGTTTGGTGACGTCATCAACTAAACCAACGATCCAGTTTGCAGGCGATAAAACATCTTCAATTGTTTGCTTTGCTACGCCTAAATAAGTGCGGGCTTGATCGATGCCGTTGCGAATCGTGTTGACTGTATTAAATAACTTATCCGTGTCGACAATTTTGAGTTTTTCTAATGCACTTTCCAATGCTGAAGCAGGTGCATCGATAATTGTTGTTGTGGCAATTTTTTCAGGTGTAGCAACAGGAACAAATAGCTCAAGCTTTTTAGGTTTTCCATTTACAAATTCGATGGACATAGTGCATGAGTCAGGTGTAGTTGCTTCATGATCAATTTCATGATTTGCAACATACACTTGCTGTACACCAAAGATCGGGTGAATTAATTCTCCCGGCCCAGTCGCACTCAATGCCGCTCTTAAAGCATTGACCTGAGTTAAATAGTCAGACCCAGTAAAAACTGCTTGTATTGAAATTCGAATAGGGTCATTACCCATGTCTTCAATTTCAGCTTCGTTAGAATATGGTGCCTGTTTGGTAGCAAGAGTTTTAGGTGCAGTGTCTTTGGTGGACGTGCATTCAAACGGCACTCCACGGAAACTTGCATCTTGTAAATCTGTATCCCAGCCCATAAAAAAACCTCACTATTGTGAGGCTATTCTGTGAAATGTCTGACCTTGATATAAGGCGGAAATGCTTCCGCCTAATTTAGTGCCGTTGTAGATAAAAAGGCACATTAGAAGCACCATGGCGTTTTTCTTCAGTTGCCGCATGTTCGGAAATTGCTCCCAATAGTCCACCACTAAAATTAATTGGTTTGCTTTGGCCAGTGACCCCAATCAAAGTATTAATTTTATTAATCAACTCTTGACTCAAAGCATTTTGTTTTTGTTGCTCTGAGATTAATTGATTACTTTTTTCTTCAGCTGAAGCTTGCTGAGCTTTGCTTTGTTCAATGGCTTGCTGAACAAAATCAGGACGGTCACCACCACTTCCAATCCCAACTTTAGCCAAGAGGTTACTGACTAGACTGTATCCAGCGTCATCCACTGGTTTAAAGATTTGATATCCCGTATATGCTGCACCAACAAGACCAGCCGTTTTAGCTGCTCCTGAAACTTTTCCTGCACCACCAACAATGGTAGGCCCACCTTTACCACCTAATACTCCTCCAATAGCAGCACCACCAGCAGTTGCTGCTAAGACGGTTAAGGCCCCTGTAGCAGCAACCGTGGCAGCAGTAAGTCCCTGATTGTTTTGCATGACTCCAACTAAACCTTTTTCAAATTCCCCTAATTTACCGTTTACAGACTCATATAGTTTCACTTGTGCAAGAATAGTTTCTTGTTGTAAAGCAGCTGCTTGAGCAAACTCATTATCACCCTTGATATCTGCAACCCGGTCAACTGATCCTAGGCCATTCCATGACTTATTATCTATTTCTTGATAAGAGCCATTTTTCATACCAGTAACAATGGATGAAATACCCGATAGTGATTGTTTATTATGAAAGATGTCCCCAAATTGTCCCTTAATAACGAGTTCAATAGCTTGCTTAATTCTTTCCGCCTGTTCAGCATTCCTATTTTTTAGAGCAACACTCAGATCGTTATTTAACTTGTTATATTCCTTATTTGTCGATAATTCACGGTTCATTAAATTTGCAATGGCATCGGTTGTATCAATACCTTTTAATTTGTTGTTCACCAAATATTGAGTTAAATCAAAAACCGTTTTTCCTTTTTTACCAATTTTGGTGGGGTCACCATCTCTAATTGGAATATTTTTGGCAATAGCATCTTTAAAATGTTTTTGCCCCATGAGTCCATATAAATCTTCAATGTTAGTGGCGGCTTCACCCGGTGTACCTGTATATTTTCTGGCAAGCTGTAAATGGGTTGTTACAGTATTTAGTCCTTTCTCACCACTAAAACCTGCACCTGTGGCGGCTCCTAAAATTACAGGTAAAAATTGAGCCATATCTCTTAACTCAAAACCACCAGCAAAACCTGATGCGGTCATTCGATCCAAAGCAGCTTGTGTACGATTTGGTGCAATACCAAATTGCTTGGTTTGCTGCACTAGTTTAGCCATATCTGATTCAGAAGCACCTGATGCAAAAGCAGATTTCGCTACTGCAATTAATGGTTCTCTTAAGTCAGAAATTTTGTCATAGTTTCCTGATGCAGATAATATTCCCGCTGCTTCAGATACTCCTTCAACCGTACCATGACCTTTACGCACCGCATCTTTGGTATAACCCATCAGTTCCGCATTTGCTGATTTAGCTTGCGCTGTGGTCATTCCAGCAAAACCATTTGTAATACTTGCTGTAGCATCAAACACAGTTGCTGCAAAGTTACGGTTACGCTCAAGCGGGGTAGCAACAACAGCTTTCGCTGCCATATATCCACCTGCAAGACCACCCATAACTTGTGACCCTTTTTGCCATAGAGAAACGGTTTGTTGAGTTGATTGGTGTGTTCGCTTACTTGATTGCTCGACTTTTTTTGCTGAATTTACTAGCTGCTGGGCAGAACTAAGCTGTTGTCTTAAAAGCTGGCTCTGAAGCTTGGTTTGAATCGATTGTTGGCGTAGTACACCTTCAAGCAATCGATTGGTACGTAACAACTGTTCACCAGCTCTGGCTGTATTTAAAGTTTCCCGCGTACCAGCTCTGGCTGTATTGACAAATTTTGCCTGAGCAGAACCAATCTTCGTCCATTGCGTATTGATTTTAGTTGTGGCTTGGACTTGCTGGTCTGAGATTCGCTTCATCTCTTGAGTAGCTTGCTGGCCTTTGATCTGCAATGTAAGAGAAACGGTTGAGTTGCTTCCGCTCATAACTTAGCCTTTTGGTTTTGAATGTTTGCGTACGTTCGTCACATAAGTTTTTGTTACTGTTGAGCTAGCCCCATTGTTTTGAGTATGGGTTGTGACTGTTGATTGTGGTGGATTAGAGTGGTTTTGTTGATGAGTATTATTAAGCCGCTCATCACTGAGTAAGGCCGCAGCCATATCAAGCGGCATTTTTGCCGCTTGATCATAAGGCACACCAATATCCATCAACTTTCTGATGATTCTTGCTCTTGCGATGAACTCTCGGCTGCTTCCTTTGCATCTAGTTGATCACGCAGGTCACTCAAGTATTTCAAGTTTGAACGTGATGAAAAACCCAGCATTTCATAAGTGATTTCATGCTCAGTACCTTGATCATCGATAAGTTTCGTCATTGCAGATAAATCAGCAATTGCAAGAAATTGCCCCGGCTTCAGGCCAGATTGAGATTCAAGATATTCAATTGAGGTTACTTGACGCATCACGATTTCTCGACTTTTAATGTCCGTTTGACCCACTAATTTTTTTAGTGCTACAGGCAAAGTACCTTTAATTTCAAGTTGTTCCATTTGTCATTCACCTACATTGTTTCATCAAGATAATCTAAGCAGAACATTTCCAGATCACGCATCGTTTCACCGTTGGTATCATAAGAATTACCAACACTAGTCACGTTACAGTCAATGAAAGTTTCCCGGTATTTCCCATCTGGTGATTCAATAGAAATTCGGGCATCTTCAAGACTTGCCCATTTCACTGAATCTTTACCGTTGGGAATTACAACTGAAGCCGTAAGCTGGAAAGTGGTGATACCTTTGGCTTTATACTTTGCACGTAGCTTACGGTTCATTGTCGGGATTACACGATTACCTGTTGTGATAGCTGCATGAACACGAGAAACATCATAATCAAGGCCATCAACACTTAAGACAATTGCTCCAACTGCTTCTTCAGACATTGTTTAACACTCTTTTTAAGATGTCCCATTGTCCGATACGTATAAAAATAAAATCAGGCGGAAGTACTTCCGCCCAGTCATAAAAAAAACCGCAATGAGCGGTCTTTTTAAGTTGAGAGGATAATTAGTAAATATCCAATGTGGTTGATATTACATGCATACCACGCACCCAGTATGTAGGGATTTTGACATTTACCCGGTATTGGTCTTTTGTATCCGGAGTCACAGTGATCTCGTCTAAATTCTCACGAACATTTTCTAGAATTTCAGCATCTTCTAGCTGAATTACTCGTCGAGCAATAACAGATTTAACATTACGACGTTGAGCTGCTGTGTTTTTACGACGTCGTTCTTTCTTCAGATCCTGACGCACAACTTTACGAGTATAGTCCACTACCAATGCACCATTGATATCAAGCATCAGATCGTCAGATTCACCTGAATCCGGGTTCATGCGATAAGTCGAAATGGCACGTACAATTTCTGGTTTACCATCGTCACCAGTCTGAATCATACATACACCTTTATTCATCGCTGCTTCCATTCGTTCAAATGTAAGCTTGAACTTATCATCAACAGGTGTAACACCACCTAAATTAACACCATTGAACGGTAGTGCTGGATCAGGTGAGTCTGCTAAGGCAGCTGCCATAGCAGCTGCAAGCTCAGGTTCTTGCCCAGTTGCACCATGGTAGCAAACAGCTACAACACGGTAACTGGTTTTTACTGGAGCTTGGTCGGCAAACGCTTCAGCAGCCTCAATATCTGAAAAAGGTACAACTAAAATAGCTGGACGTTGTTCAATTGAATCACTAACTGAAGTTAAGTGGTCGATCCATGCTGTGGTGTCAGCTCCAGCTGCTGGAGGTGCTGAAACAGCAATGATGGTATGACCTAAAGGGGCGATAGTATCGAGCGTTGTTTGAAGAGACATTTTATTTATCCTTATACAATTTAAATTGAGTAAACAATTAAATCATCAATACCGAATGTTCCGATTAAAGCTTGAATAGAGCCACGTGATACGCTTACATAGCCTTCGCCAACATATCCAGTATGTGTCACATCAATTTTTAAAACTCCGTTTACATAAACCTTATGAGACGAACCATTTGCAAAATAAAGGATAGTGTCATTTACAGTTGCGTTTGTTGAAGCTAGAACTGAAACACCGCCGCTTGCATTTCTATAAACTAGATCAAGTTTATTTCCAGCATAAAAGTTTAAGCGATAAACTTGAATAGAGCCGTTCATACGTCTTACATCAACGAATACGCCCATAGAACCCAAGTCTGCGCCGGACTGCGTTACTTTGAACTGTACAGCTAAGTTTGTTAGCTTGAAGTCAAGGCCTACTGCACCGAAATTAGCGTCATGTGTTGCAACTAGTGAACCGTTACTGACCGCATAAATATTTGCTGATGCGTAGTTATCAAAACCTCGCCAAAGTACAGGGCTTCCACCCAATTTTGCATCACTTTTACGCCCCAATATTTCACCGTCTATACCTGAAAATGCATCACTAGTTAAGACTGATCCGATGATTACTGGCGTATCACTCGGGTTAGAAATTGTGCCTGTTGCTTTTACAACCATTGTATTATTCATTTTATTTACCACCTTAAATTTGGGTTATGACTTCACCAGAAGCACATTGATTAATGAAATTAATTAAACGCGAAACAATGAATTCATCGGGATGATTATGCCAACCCGCTTTTGTATCTAGAACGCTGACTTTGTTATGATTTCCCAGCGTTGCAACAAGCTTGTCAGTATGCAAAGCTTTATAAACGAGAGAATCATTTGATGTTGCAACGATCGAAAACGGAACGCCTTTAAACTCAGACCAATGCTTTAGAGCTGGATCATACCCTTTTGTTTTTTCTGCATATGTTGTTGCATCACATTCATAAGCTGCATTAATTTCATTTGCACGGCCATTGTCATAGCGTTGACGTAAATCGTAAGTTGGATCTGTTAGATAAACGCCTAAAACATTGGGCACAGCTTCCGTTGTTAAACAATTCAGTGCAGCAATACCACCCATAGAGTTGCCAACAACAATGCATCCTGCAATTGGGGCAATCTCACAAGCTTTTCTATAAAGTTCAGCAGCATCAGCCATAGCTTTTGGTGATCCATAGCTATCACCATGAAAACGACAACGTGCCCAGACAACACCATGATTTAGAACATCAGAATAAGCATCACGAATATTTAAATTTTCAAAGTCACCAACACCTTCAAAACAAATTACGAATATCAAAGGTGTTGCATCGTTATAAGAATTTGCAAACGTTAGTGTGCATGGTTGGTTTGTAGAATTTACAAAATTAGTAACATGGGCAGGTAAAGGTTTTTTTTCAATATAACGAGCAACACCGCGGGCTATGCTTGAAATAATCTGAAAGTCAGATGGTTTTTGCTTATATTGCAAATCATTCAAATCTGGCTTTGTATTATCTAAGCTTAAACGTTTTTGGATATTTTCGATTACAAAGTCAGGGAACATACCATCACTTTGACGAACTGAAATAGCTGTAGGATTACCATTTGAATCGGGAACACAATATAACAATGCTCCATCCTTCAAAATAACAACTTTAGATTCGTCAATACTTGCAGATTTTCGGATTGCTTCTACAGCAAATTCTGTGGGCAAACCATCTTCAGAGGATACTTGTAGCCAAGTCTGATTACCCTGAGAGTCAGTAATTTCATACAAAACACCCGGTCTATTCAACGCACGATATATTTGAACCTTTTGAGTGTCAGAATATGAGATAGATTCTTCCACAGCTTCATTTACAGCTTCATTTTTTGCTTTATTAATACGTTTCACTGCCTCATCTAAAGAGTCATAACCAGGGACGTATTTATCTCCCGTCCAAATGTAAGTTCCTTGTAAATTCGAGTCTGGATCATTATTTCTTACTGAAACGTTTGGTTTTGATGGCACATAAGCAATCATCTCAGCATAAGTCGCAAATGAAGCATCTGCACCATTCGCGAGAGCAGTCTGACCGAATTCAACATTGTCAACACGCTCACTAATTGAATCCATACGTTGTTGAGTATTTTGCGCAACCATTGAAACAGAGGCAGGTGTCGCAAAATCAGCTACATTTTTTAATGCAGCGGAACCTAGCTCAGATTTAACAAAATCTGAAATTTGACCAATATCAGCTTGTTTGGTTTCTTCGTTTTGTACAACTGGAGTGACATCATTACGTGAAACACTAGATACTCTATCAAGCTCACTAATAGGAGTACCCGGCACTTCAATAACAATAGTTTTTTGAGCCATAGACTATTTACTCCGGTTCAATCAAAGCACCACTTTCAGTTTGAAGAGCGCTGCCGCCTTCAGTTTGAAGTGCTTTTTGTGTTTGAACACCATCTACTGCAAGTGCAACAGCTTGAGCATTTACAAGACGATAAGTTTTAACTGCCGCTTTAATCATTCGACCAGCTTGTGAGTTCTTACCAAATTTAGAATCAGCTCCAGCTGTGTCATAAATATCAACGGGAATGAATTGTCCAGACAAAACATCTAGCGTCACAAAAAGCACTTTTTGCTCATTCGCTGGAAGCCCTGTGCGGAGGGTATTGATATTGACGTCTGTATAAACGCCGGGTGTTTTAATACCAGCAGGAATACTCATTATTTATTTTCCTTCAGTTCAACTCAACCAGATCAGATGCGTCAGTAACGTCATCACCCGGCTTGAAGCAATAATCGACATTGATTCGGTGGATTTCACCGATAGATTCATCAGCCTCTTCACGGTCACGATCTGAAGCAGTAATGGTGTATTGGGTAGTAAAGTCTTGAGATAGGACACTGATGGACTGGCTGGCCGTTTTGGTGTTGAAGATAGTTTTTGCGCGACCAAGTTCGAGTGGTGCTAGACCAGTTACACCAACAGAAGACAAGTCATTGCCAATCAAAAGCTGTTGCACATGGGCTAACATTTTGTATGTACCAATGTCACTTGCAGCACCGTGGCGACGCGCTTCTTCATTACGTACAGAACGAGCACCAACTAAAACAACAAATTTCAAAGGAAATTGTGTTTTGTTTTGAGCAATCTTCTTGGGTGTACCAGAACTCTCAAAAGTCACCCAAATAGCTGGAAATGCCTTGATAATAGCGGTCAAGCCATCATCAAACTCACCACCATAGGTTTTGATTTCACGAACCCAAGTCCATTTTTTGTCAGTGACTTGTTTTGCCATGACGTCTTTAATGCCTTGTTCAACAACACTTAAATCAATCACCAGCTTTTACCTCCAAAATCATGACGTCCAACTTGGAACATCACATTGTTAGAGGACGTTTTCACAGGTTCAGCTTGACCAGCTGGCGTTCCACCAACACCAACAATACCTTTTGAAATATCTTTCAATTTCTTAACTGCATCGTCATAACGGGTACGGATTGGGTCATCATCCGTCATTGCACCAGTACATGCATGGTAACGCGCCATATGGCAAGCAAGGCTTTCAAGAAATGGAGGAACTGTTTGCAACGGCAGTTGATAGCGACCCATTAGATAGCCGTCAATCTCTGAGTTAGCCTCCTGCAATGCTGCATTCAGTTTGTCGTAGTTGATACCATCTAAATACGGTTCGACATTGTCCGTGAGCTGAATTAATTCATGCTCACCGAACTTTTTGATCATCGCTTCTGCCGTTGCATAGCTCATAGGTTAAGCTCCTTTACCTGTTGAGCCGATAGCCATTTGCCACAGTCCATACCCAGCAGCACCACGCGCTTCAGAACCAAACTTGAACTTTTTGCGCATGAAAACAGCATCGCTTGAAGTATCAGTCTGTTTTACAAACACAGGCATTTTTCGAGGCTGAAAAATAATCGCTTTTACTGGTTTACTAGCATCCTGAAGATGCCATTCTGTATCAGTACTCAACCAGCCTACGACCAGTACTTTGGCAGTTCCTTTGTAGGGATTAGGCTTACCATCTTCAAAACGTTCATTATTCATTAAAGCATTTGCAGTATCTTCAAGTGCTGGCGGAACAATGAGTAATGTTGGTTTAAGATTTAAAGGACGGCCTTCTTCATCTTTTACGCTTTTCAACATGGTACGGGCTTTACCATACGATGCTTGAGCATTGGCTAAAGTGTCTGCCTTCAGAGGAACTTCAAGTTTATTTGAAACGACTTTGGCAGTTTTACCCTCACCAACTTTATGATCAGTTGAATAAAAAGGCTTGCCGTCATAACACAATTCAGTAAAACCACTGGTTAAAACGGTGTAGACCATTTCATCAGGCCATTGTTTTGAAGCTTCACCAGCCATTTCAGCTTGAGGTTTATAAATCCCCAAATTGTCATCTTCGATGTGATTTCGATCAATTTCGACAGTTGCTTCAAAGTCATCATTCACAAGGGTATAAGCATGGCCTTTAAGTTGTTTAATAACTTTATCGCCAACCCATTTGCGCATTTTTGGGAAGTTTTCAATCCAAGCATAAGTATTTGAAGCACCATTACTTGGCACACTCATAGCAACCTGTTCCCAAGTGCTTTCAGCTGCTGCAAATGCTTTATCAAAAACTTTTTTAAGATTGGTTGAAAGTGTGTCAATTACATGCTGTGCATTTTGTTCATTAAAAATCATTATTGAATCTCCACCCAAACATAATCAGAGTATTGGGCATCAAAACCCATGAATTTTCCGGCTACAGGACGTGCGTCTGAATCACTCGTTTTAGCCACAGTTTGATTGTCAGCAACATACACAGTCACACCTAGATCAGCCTGTGTAAGTGGGTCTGTAGAAAGATTGGCGAATAAGAACTGCTTATTTCGACGTACAGTGGCAATGCGGTCACCATCTTCACCATCAGTGTTATCAGAGCTGTGATCCCAAACGCCTAAGCATTTTTGTGTGCCAGCAATATCGGCTGTTGAACCAATCGCAAAACCAGTCGCATCTACAAGTGCAAAAGTGCCTTGTAAAACAATTGCACCAGCCTTTAATGGAACAGGCATCAACTCACCGTCACGGAACTCTGTCACAATTGCATTTTTAGTTGCGGTCATTGTTTTCTCCTAATGCCACTAGAGGCCCAATTGAGCTTCAATTTGTTTAGTAACTTCATCAACAACGGGTTGTTGTTGCTGGTGGTTAGCCGCAATTTTCACTTCTTCAGTTTGGCGCTGTGTTAAAGCTGCAATTTTTGGCAATGCTTCAAGCAATGTTTTGACATGTTCAGGGTTGGTTTTTGCCTGATCCTTATAGTATTTAATGGTTGCCTTACCAGTTAGGCGACCATCACTACATGCAGCCGTGATCAGCTCTTCAACTTCTTTTTCTTGAGCTGCAACAACAGCATTGCTTGCTTGTGCAAGAGCTTCTTGATACACAGCCATCGGCACAAATTGAGTCATATCAACTTGAGTCTGACTGTTTGCTGCCACTTTGATTTGATCAATAGCATCTAAGGCATTGAACAGGTGCTGACCATTTGCAGCTACGGCAACACCAGTTTTTTCTTTGATTTGTGCTGAGAGCTTGTTAAGTTCTGCCTGAACTTCTTCAGGTGTTGCAGACAATGGCAGATTTAACATCCAGCGCAGTTGTTCTAATAACTCATCCATTTCAGAATCCTGTGGTGAATTTTGAGTAAAGTAATCCTGTGCCAAGGCAGCAAGACGAGCCTCGGGCAGATTATCTAGATTAGGGGTGTTGGTTAATGCGACACTATGAAGTCCAACGACTTCACCAGTTTTGGTATAAAAAAGAACGGGTGATAAATACTTGTATTCTTCCGACTCAATATAGCTTTTAGCTCTATCAAGCCATTCAAATTTAGTGCTACATATTCCAACTCCCTTAACATATGAAAAATGTGCAGCCTTCAACCATCCTGAAGCCGGAGCTGGTTCACCAGTTTCCTGTGCCTTCAATGTGGCATGTTCATAATCAATCACCATGTCCACCTGACGTTGATTTAATGCAGCAACAATTTGCTCTCCGCGCTCAGGAGTAAGTTTCCAATGCGGTGCATCAAAAGGACGTCCATCAACCCCACTAAATGTTCCTTCAGGAACAAGTACCAGTTGAGTCGATGTGGCATTCAAGTCAAATGAGCATGAAGCAACAAGAATTGATTTAGGCATAACATCTACTTTTAAAAAGATGTTATGAGATTAAATTGAGGGGAGAAAAAAGATCAGGCGGAAACACTTCCGCCCAGTTTATTTATTCTTATTCAAAGCTTTTGTGCCAATAGTAATCAACATCATCAAAGACAGCATCTTCAGCTTCACGCTGTAAGAACCCATGTTCATCCATTGGCAAATATGGACGCGGTTGGAATTTGCTTCCCGGATGATTGACTTGTTTAAATACCCGACCATTGAAAGCCAATGCCTGTTTGTTTCGAGGACGAATCACATGTGGTCGTGTGGTTCCACCAAAATGCAAAATCGCACCATAAGGAACAATTGTGCCAATAATTGCATGATCACGGGTATGTTGAGTTGTAATGCTTCGGCGTAAATTTCCTGACCTGTATAAGTAAGATGGTTGTGAGCGATCTGGAGAAAGACCTGCCCATTTAGGGCGTCCACCAGCATCAAAGTTGTCCTCGGTAACTGTAGCAAAAGTGTTTGCAATCGCTGCGGATAAAGGCGTGGTGTCAAACATTCGGTCAGCAGCTTGAGCTAAACGAGCAGCCAGAGCATCATTTCTAAGTTGAATAAAGCTCATTGAATCACCTCAAAATCATTGGGAGGCATATCTTTGAAGATGTTAGACACTTGCATATGCCCCGACATCATTTTGAACTCAATAACAATGTTGCTTGGTAATAAATAAAATAGAGTTTGATTTTTCTTATCCCAAAGTATCTTTTCTACTTGATCGATAAGACTTGGCAAGGCTTTCAATTCTGCCACAGTTACATCGATGTACTTTTTATTTACAAGTACTTCATCACTCATCCAAATCATTTTAGATTCAAACGTTTGACCCGCTGCTGTCAAAAACTTTCTTGACTCATATTGAAGTACACCAATAGGACTAAACTGTTTTTTCGATTTTGAAAGGTTCAAGGCATGATTCACAAAACTTTCATGAACCTTAGTAAGGTTATGATTATTAATTAACTTCTGTGATTGACTTAGTCCACGCGCTTCACCCATCAAGCTAGTTGCCCGATTGATCATGACATCATTCAATAAATAGCTAGTAGCTGGTGAACCATTGAACCCGGCCGCTGGGGCAAATGTTAATTGACCGTTTTTGGTTGGTATATCAAATTGAGTTCGTTTGGCAATGACATCAGCTCCAGTGTTGCGATCCGTGCCGACACGCTCGTAAATATCAGACTCATATCCTTCACCCGATAGGATTTCTTTACCATCAACTTCACGAGCAGAGCGGGCAATCACGCGGCATTTACAACCCCACTCAACAGGTGGATAAGCAACTGACCAAAATGGATCATCATAACGAAATATTTGACCATCCAAGGCCAAATGCTGTTTACGTGGATTGCGAATGGTAATATGACGCCATTCCCAATATGGACGTGTTTCAGCACCTGCCAGCATTGCTTTATACCGTCCAGCTGCAAAAGCGGATTGCATATTTGTATCGTAGATTGTACGTAAACGTCGTGGGCTGCCCAGTTGAACTTCTTGTTTATGGCCTTCAGGATTATCTACTGTTTTTTTTCCCCACCAACCTTTTTCCTGAAGTGTGGGCGTAATACTGGCTTTCCATTGCTCCAGCGTTTGACCTTTTTGCATTGCAGTGATCAATGATTGACGAATATCTTGCAACAGATCCATACGAGCAACTTTCGCTACGGTAAATGCTTTGCTATGAGCATTGTCTAGGGTCTCATGCCAGTCCCAGCCAATCTTAAAACCCTTTTTTTCAAGATAAGAAATGGCATCTTCAGGCGGCAAGGTAAACAGAGCATTAAGCTCAGGCCGTTGTGCGCTAGGCATTAGCTTTGCTCCGCTTGAACACTTAAGTGACCCATCACTTCAGCAGCAAAAATCAACCGGGTTAATTTTTCTTGCAAAGCTGGTTCATCATCTGCTGGGTAAATGTCCTGAAGGAGGGCTAAAACTTCCTCCTCATTGCCTGCATCAATCTTAGCTAAAAGCTGTTTAGTCCAGTCTTCAACGGTAGTTTGTGCAGTTTCAGACTGATCTTTCAAAAGCAGTTGTAATGCTTGTTCTTCAATCGGTAATTGAGCAGAGTTGGCAGCAATCAAGCTGTTTAATAAGTTTGGCTGAAAGGTATTTAGAGCAAGGTTTGGTACTTGGCTCTGCTGCTGTACAAGTCCTAATACAGGCTCTTTATCATCCACAGGCTGAGGAATACCAAGCCTTTCATGTGCCCATGCCAGCGGAATTTTCATTCCTACTGTGACCAGTTTTTCAAGTGAATTACTAAAGACTTCCATGTCTTCAATTTCGCTTGTATCAAAGAAAAACTCTGGGTAGCGATCTTTTTGAATTTCTGGATAATTCAAGCGCATCAAGTACTCAATAAGGTTTTCACTTATAGAACGTGCAAGTTGTTTAGCATCAGATTTGATTAGTGCTTGAAACTGGATTTCATGTGTTTTACTTTGTGCATTCGTACTTGTTTTCCCATCTGCTTGAGAGAGCAAAGTCCCACCCACAATGACTTTCGATTGAATCTGCTCAAAATATTTGATCATGTGCATGTGATTTGAAGTGTCACCGTCAGCAGCAGATTCAAAATCAATACTCATTCCATTCGGAATGATTCCTCCGGCATTACGACCAATCAACATGACAGCACGCTGGAGAGTCATTTTCTCTTCATTGGTTGCACCAGATGGATATTTACCAACGCGGATTGGCAAGCCGTAAATCTCAAGAAACTCCATCACATCACGCACAGAGTAATTCTTAAAGACAAAAGGCCATGCAAGAACACGAAATAGGCCAGAACGACTGATATAGCCCGATTTGGCTTGGTGCAAATGATTGAACCAACCAAAATCGCGAAATTCTACACCTTGTAGTGAACCATCATTGAGGCGCAATTCATTTGGTCGGTCATAAGGGGTTAAAAAATTTCGAGGAATATTAAAATGAAATTGTTTAGGCAGCCAAATATCACCAAGTCGCTGCCACTCAATTTCTTGACAGCTATATCCATGTCCTACAGCATCCATCGCATTAAACAGGAACATCTCAAAGTCTTTAATGTCATCAATCCACTCTTGAACTTCTTCTGCAATTTTCTTTTCTTGCTCACTGGCACGCTTAGGTGGATTGACGCCCCAAGCAAGTTTATTTACACCTTTTTTTCGCTTATCCATTTCACTAAAAATGTGACCGTCACGCTCTTCCATGTCACAAAATAAATCTGCTTGAGCTTGTAGGTTTCCTCGTTCCGCTTCTGTCAGTAATTGATGTAAGCGTTGCGGTGTCATTCCAACAACTGGATGTTCTTGCCACTGACTAGACAAATAAGATATTTCGGCTGTTTGCCGGATTTCTAATGCAGTTCGATCTTGTTTTTTGGAAGTGCGGTCGTTTTTAGCCATGATGCAAATACAGGTTGTGGATTCTGCACCATTGTGAAATTTTGGCGGGCTTAAAATCAGGCGGAAATGCTTCCGCCCAATTTCTTGCGCTGTTTTGCGATTTAAGCGCTTTTTCCTGTTTTACGGATCATTGCAGCAAAATACAAAATAAGGGCCGTAAATCGCGTTTATAAAGATTTATAAATCTATAAACACCATGCTTTAGTAATTGGTGATGATGAGTTCCTGTTTTTCATCACGACCTGTACCAGAATTACCAACTGAATATTTAATTTTGGTGGTCGCAATATTTAACCCATCGAACGTAGCACGCATATCTTCATGATCATTTATTGAAAGCATAATTTTACTTTTACAAGTCTTCATTAGCTCAGCCATTTTTTCATATTGATCTAGACCAAAACCAACACCATAGCCAGCCAATTTCCAATATGGTGGATCAGCATACATAAAGCTATGAGGACGGTCATACTTCAACAGACATGCATCCCAACTTAAATGCTCAACTGTTACACCGGAGAGACGCAAATGCGCTTCACTCAATTGTTCTTCTATCCGGAGTAAGTTTACTGGTCGTGCTGTTGTTGCTGTACCAAAACTTTGACCAGACACTTTTGCGCCAAAGGCAGTGTGTTGTAAATAATAGAATCGCGCTGCACGTTGGATGTCTGTCATCAAATCTACACTTGCAGATTTCAACCATTCAAACATCTGGCGACTGACTAACGCCCATTTAAATTGACGAACGAATTCTTCAAGGTGATGCTGAACTACTCGATACAAGTTCACCAGTTCACCATTTAAATCGTTAATTACTTCAACTTTTGATTGCTCATCACGCATAAAAAATAAAGCTGCACCACCTGCGAATAATTCAACATAACATTGGTGTTCAGGCATTTTTTCAATCAATTGCGACACCAGACGACGCTTACCACCCATCCAAGGAACAATTGGCTTGGTTTTCATTATTTCACCTACTGCAAAACTTTTTCATTTTTGATAGCCTGCAATAACTGTGTGCACAGTAGCGAGGCTAAGCCTGCGGTAGCGCTTTTACCAAAGGGGGCGACATTTGCTCCAACAAGTGTCGTCACCTCGTTTTGAATTATTAAATTTTTAATACTTATTATTCAGGCGGAAACACTTCCAGCCAATTATTAAAATCTACCAGCAACCAGCTGTGTCGATCCATCCATCAAAATCATCAGGATTTTGTTCAACATCCTCCCATGAAGTCAGTGGAATGAACTCAATCGGTGCTGATGGATGATTGCTGGCATAGTCTGCCAACAGGTGAGCAATAGCACTATCACCATGGCGATCTTTATTGTTGGTGTTGGTTTTACCCATTGCAGGAATACGAGCAACACCATTAACCATTATAAATGCCCGGTGATCTTCAATAACATCCTGATCTGCTGGCATGTTCTCAATATCACCATCTTCCAGTGATGCTTTAAAGTGTGGCGTATTTTCTCGATACCATGCTTCAGTCAGCATGATAGCTTCAATTCGTTCACCATATATAACCTGCATGGCTTCAGCTAAATAACCACCATTACCCCCAGCATCGTGTGCGCCTTTACTAAAGTTAGGCAGCATCGCAACAATAAGTTTTAGAAATTCTTCTTGTTGTTTGTATGGGACTTTGAACATTTCAAACAAAAAAGGAATCTGTTTTTTTGTGTTTTGCTGTTCCACCAAAGGCCAGAATGAACAAGCATTACGTTTACGCGCAAAGTCCAGACCATAGTAACTTTTCAGTTTCTTAGGTAGGGCTTCAATCAGTGGCTTTAAGTGCTCATTAAAGAATTCCAATACTTCAGCATTTCGAGCTTCCTCACTCACATTGCTAAAGTCATCCCAACCTTTAGGTGCCTCAAAGCGGATAACTGGCACAGTGCTGTCTTTCTTACTCTCAAGCAATGAATGGGGCAACCAGCGACCACCACCTTTACTTGGAATAGCATCCAACTCTTCATCCGCTGCACTACCATAAAAGTCATAAACTTCCTGTACCCACAAAGCTTCCTCATCTGCATCGTAGGGAATATCTTTCCGTATACAAACACGTTTATATAAACCTTGAGCAACAGCATCACGGAAGGTTGTTCGATGGACTGTACCTTTACGTTTACCAGCACGGATTTCATTGATCAATTCATTAAATGGATTATCTTCACCATCATGTGTACTAATGACTCGTACACAGCCACCCCAAATTAATAAAGCCAAAGCTGCTTTAAGCAGTTCATCTAGTGACTCATGGAATGCAGCTTCATCAAGAATGACTCGGCCTTGACGACCACGTAAGTTTGATGGCCGACTGGTCAAGGCTTCAATACGAAAACCAGACTTAGGAAAGCGAATAATGTAGGTCTGAATGTGCTTATCACCATCTTCCCAAATACCTTCTTCAACTTCTTCAGCAGCTAGTCCATAAGCACGTGCCCACATCGCACAGGCTTGAATAAATTCAACGGTCATATCCTTGTTGTAACCAAGGTAATAACAGTTTTGACCACCCGCAGAACGGTCACTTGCACACTCTAATGCAGCGTCGGCAGCTTCAGCCCAAGTCAAACCAATACGACGTGATTTCTCACCAATCTTTAGTGGACTCTTATCTGCAATCCATTCTTGCTGGTATGGCAAAAGGACTGCTGGAACATCACTATTAAAATCAGGTTCCAAAAGATTAATTGGTGAGGCTTCTAAGGTGGTCATTTATCGACAATCCCCAAGATTTGTTTACGAATTTCAGCAGCAGTTTCAGCAGATAATCCACCTTTTTTGGCAATCTTATCGACGGCTTTGGCAGCAGCTTGAACCCGTTCCTTAACTTCTGATTCCCATTTTTTCTGGTTCACAGAGGCTTTGGAAATTTCAGCAATACCTTTACCAGCTTTTGCCATGAGCATGATCCGATCCGCCGGGTCTGCATCAGGATTTTCTGATTCTTGCAAAGCAATAAGTGCATTAAACAATTCAGTCTGAACAAGTGACAAAACAGCAGAGCTACGCATATCGCTATCATCTGGTGCAGCATCTGCAATCATCATGGCTGCTTGTGTACTTGCCTGAACAGCAGCAAGTTTGTGTTCTAATTTTTGACCATAACGATGTACGCTTGATTTGCTGACGTTATAACCACGCTCTTGAAGAATATTTGCAATTTCTTCATAGCCACAGAAACCCTGATCCATAAACCGCTTATCAAGCCAAGTTTTATCTTCAGCGTTTAGCAGATCAATTGATGACTCTCTTGCCATGTGCCACCTCAGTTCCAGTACTTTTCGGGACGGGCAATACCAGCTTGGCAATCAATGGTGTACTCAACAATATCAATGCCTAATCGATCGAGCTTTGCATGCCAATGACCATCAGGTTGTTTTTTAATTTCAACTAGCTTGCGTTCTTCCAAATAGTCTAATTGGACATGCAATTCTTGGGGGGTTGTATCAGCGTACAAGGCACGCATTACATCTAGCAATAAAGTATCCAATGCACCAAGTGGACGAGCTTTATCTAACGCATTCAGCAAATGCCAGCGCATACCTTCACGACGGATTTTTTGAAGATCAAAACTCATGGGTTAATTCCTTGCTTAATCTGAACTTTTTCAAGCTTTTCTGCTACAGCATCCAGCTTGGCTTCAATAACGGTTTGACCGCGAATATAGTCATCACGGGCAATGTAGCGGAAAGGCATATCAGCTTTAAATTCAAGAAATTTACGCTCAAGCTCACGGACTTCTTCTTGCCCCTTAATTGCTTGGCGTGACACTTCCTCAATCTTCTGATTGGTTGATTCGAAGTTCTGCTGAATGTTTTTATTAATCTGGCTACCCATGATTCGAATCATCCCAGCAACTGCGCTGAGCACAGTTACCAGAACTAAAAACACTTGATATGATTCAAGCTCAATGGTCATGCATCCTCCTTAATCGTATCGGATGCAGGAGGTAAAGGCTTCTTCCGATTTTGATCGATAAATCGGAAAATCACGCCCAGTGCTGATAGAACAGGTATGATATTTTCACGATTAGCCTCTGGTATAAGGGCTATAATTTCAGGTGGAACCCCGTTGTATCCGACCCAAGCAATAACAATCAAAATCCAGTTGGATAACCATAACCAACCACTTCGCCAATTTTCGACAATCCAGCGTTTTTTTAGTACCCGATTTTCGACATTGAGATTCATGGCGTATCTCCAGCTGCGTAACGAAGATTGCCAACTACACGACGCGCCCAGCCACGACCAAAACTATTGAATGTTGAAAGTTTGGTATAAAACTCAAGACGTTCAGCAATGAATAAAACTAGCACATCATCAAGTGTCATTTTCTTGATAGCACCAAGTGTAATAGAACCAACAGCACCATCATCATTAACACCAACAGCACGTTGTAGCATACGAATTGCATTACCAATTCCATGATTTACTGCTGCATCAAAAAGCTGATAACTAATTGCCCCAGTGAATTGATCACACTTGGCACGATTCCAAAATGCTAAACGGTAAATTTCTTTAGCTTGTAGACGAGACATGCTTTTCATTGAGCCTGTATAACCATTGTCTCGTGCTGTTTTTATTGTGATACCCCAATTGGTTTCCCCACCAGGATCTTTTGGATTATTTACATAACCGCCTTCATGACCGATAGTCCGTTCAAACACTTCATCAAAAGTGATAGACATAAAAAAACCTCATCAAATGATGAGGCTATGTTGTCGATTAAGCCGTTTTTATATCAGGCGGAAATGCTTCCGCTCAGTTTATTCTGTTGGATTTGGGATTGTTTGAACCCAAAATTCATCTTTATCCTTATTTTGCCAATCAACAGAATAATAAATTACTTGTGAACCCAAGTTCTTGCCTAGGTCTAGACTTCCTCTACAAATCTTCTTATCTCTTGTTGAAGAAGGTCTCTCGCCAATATCTTTTACTTCAATATTTGATACCCCCAACAACTTGAATGCTGGAGATTCAGTAATTGCATTTTTGAGAATATTAGTTACTTCAGGGCTATCACAAGCAGGAAGCTTTTTAAATGAAGAACACCCAGCTAATAAAATTATGCTACCAATCAAAATTAATTTATTCATTATGCTCTCAATGTATTAATAAAAAGTACCACGGCTTGGAGGTATCCACCTTCCAATAATTTCAACATCTGTTGATTCATTTAGATCAAGTTTCATAGGTAAATATTTTTCATTATCTGATAACAATAACAGTTCATTAAATTGGCGTTGAACTCGCTTAACCCAAAAATTCTCTTGATTTCTAACAACGTAAATAAATCCATCTGTCAGATCTTTATCAATCGTATTGATTAATAACGGTTCCTTATCATGAATAGTTGGCTCCATAGAGTCTCCTTTTGCATAGACGATGACTAAATCTTTTGCATAGAGACCATGTCTTGAAAGCCAGTCTTTTCTAAACGCCAAGCGACTAGCTGGTTCTGTTTCACCTAAACAAACTGCACCATCACCAGCAGAAACCGAAACATCATAAACGTTGACTAAATCAAACTCACAAGAAAAGTCACCATTTAGTGACTGGCTGGCTTTTCTACCTGTCACAATATAACCAATATCTGCGCCAACTTCTGCAATTGAAGCTAAATAACCAGCTTTAGGCTGTGTTAAATCCTTCTCGTAATCTATCTGACTTTTCTTGGTAGTGCCTGCTAATTCAGCAAAAACTGGTTGCGTATAACCCAGTCGCTCACGCTCTTCTTTAAGTCTTGCTCCAATAGTCACAAAAAACACTCCAATAATATTGACAAGTAACTAAATAGTTACTAATGTGGTGCCATAAGTTCTACTTAATGCAACTTTAGCCACACAAGGGAAACTAAATATGCACCTAAAAACTGCCGAAGAAGTCAAACAGGAATTTATCCAACAAGGCATTCCTGTTTCATCATGGGCTGAAAGTAAAGGTTTCACCCCTCAAGAAGTTTACAAAGTACTCAACGGTCAATCTAAAGGAAACTTTGGACGAGCTCATAAGATTGCCGTTGCTCTCGGTCTAAAACCAGAACCTAAACAAAAAGTCACTGTTTAGTTACTTTGCACATATTCGCACATTTTTGCACAAGGGGAAAGAGATGAGACAAAAACATTTAGGAAGTGTTGCATTTCGTTACCTAATCATCTTTGTAACAACTTTCGGGTATGTCCAATGGTTCTTCGCCGAACAAGACAACGAAGAACTTAAACAGCAACTAATGTCAATCAAATTTACTCAAGGAGATAGGCATGAGTTCAACAAATAAATCAGCAGAAAAAGTTCTGCGCGTTTTATTCGCACTTCGTGGTCATTACTTTTTCGGTCTAAGCAACAAACAACTTTCTGAAAGTTTAAATGAAACGCCTGTGTTTATTACACGTGCATTACAAACACTTGAAGCAGATGGTTGGGCAGAAAAGCGGGACAACGGCAACTATGCGCCAAGCATGAAAGCAGTTCGCTTTGGTATGGCATGTAAAGAAGAATGTGATCGTGTTCAAGCGAAAATTAATGAATACAACCAACGTCTTAATACACAGTTTTAAAAGGGTTCGTTATGAGTAATGAAGTTAGCACAGAAGTTGAATTAATTCAGCGACACAGTCAATCAGTTGTTGGTTTAGCGACTCAACTAGGATATGACGGAACTCTTACAGTTGGTGCGTTAGAAGATGAAATTCGTTTCTACCAACGTCGTACAGTAGAAGCATGTCTTGAATTAGGCAAGCGTTTAATTCTGCTTAAAGAAATGACACCACATGGTGAATTTAAGCAGCGTACAGACATGCTTAATATTAATGAACGTGCAGCACGTAGATTTATGTCTGCCGCTTTGAAATTTTCTAAAACGGACAATTCGACCGTTTTGAAAGCAGCTGGTAACCAATCCAAATTACTAGAACTATTGGTTTTAGATGATGAGGAAATTGCTGAGTTAAGTAGTGGTGGCAGCGTCAATGACATCACTCTTGATGATATTGACCGCATGACAAGTAGTGAACTCCGCAAAAAAATTCGTGAGATGAAATCGGATGATGCTGCTAAGGATCAACTGCTCCAAAAGAAAGACCAAAAGCTCAACGAACTTGACGCCAAAATAACTAAGCTTCAAAGCCCAGTTGAAATCAAAAAACGTGCTGAAACTGAAATACAGCAGCTTGCCAAAAAAGCTCTTGAAGAAGCCAATACTGCATGCCTAACCATGCATAACGACACAGTTCGTTTTACGAATAGCATCAACTCTGTTTTAGACACGATCAATGAAAACGGTCTCTTCAATATTCAAGAACAAGTTGAAGCAGCAGTAGTTGCAGCATTCCAGCAAATTGCTCAAACCAGCGTAGAACTAGGCATTCAAATTGACTTTCAGTCGATGGTTTCACCTGACTGGATGAAAGCCGCAGGTTTAACTGGTTCAAGTGTGGAGCAATAAGCATGACAACCCCAGATCTAGCCATACAAGACTACCTCAGAGAGGTTGCCGCCAAGCTTCAGGCCGCAGGTCACGGTCAGAAGGGGGAAATTATTGCAACCGCTTGTAAATATTTAGATGTAAGTCGCCCACAGTTATATCGCGACCTTGAAACAGTTGGCTTCAAATCTGAACGCAAACAGCGCTCAGACAAAGGAAAAACAGTTGTACCAACAGAAGTAGCTGAAATGATTGGCGGCATGGTGCATGTGGCAACACGTGCAAATGGCAAAAAAACGTTACCGATTACAACTGCCCTCGACATGCTCGTTGCAGATGGTAAAGCGCCAAGAGTTTCAGCAGGAACAATTGCACGCGTAATGAAACAGAATATGTGTCACCCAAAACAACTAGCAACTCCATCGGCACATACACAACAGAAATCATTACATCCAAATCATGTATGGCAAGTTGATGCTTCTGTCTGTGTTTTGTTTTACCTGCCAAAAGGCGGTATGCAAGTGATGGATGAGAAAAAGTTTTACAAGAACAAACCTGCAAATGTGAAGAAAATCGAAAATGACCGCGTAATTCGTTATGTCATGACCGACCACTATTCAGGTTCAATTTATGTTGAATATGTGACTGGCAGTGAAAGCTCTGAAAACTTAATTGAGGTTTTCTTAAACGGTATCCAAAAACGTTCAGCACAAGAGCCATTGCATGGTGTGCCAAACATTTTGTATGCAGACAAAGGCTGTGCAAACACCAGTGGATTGTTTAAGAACTTACTTGAACGTCTTGATGTGACTTTTATTGCCCATGCTACAGGTAATTCGCAGGCAAAAGGCCAAGTTGAAAATGGCAACAATATTGTTGAGACACAGTTTGAAGGTCGTCTGCGTTTTATGCAGATCAACAATATTCAAGAACTAAATGCCCATGTCGCTTCATGGCGTAGTTATTGGAATGAAACCAAAGTACATAGCCGCACTAAACGAACACGCAATGCTGTTTGGCAAACCATTAAACCAGAACAATTACGCATTGCTCCTCCAATGGAATTATGTCGTGAACTCATCAGCACCGTACCAGTAGAGAGAACTGTCAAAGCCAATTTAACAGTTAGTCATGCCATTCAGGGCTATGGCTCACAAGACTATGACGTGCGTCATGTTGAAGGTGTCTATCCAAAAGCCAAATTGCAGATTGTGGTCAATCCATATCGTGCGCCATGTATTGATGTTCTTACTAAAGACCAATATGGCAATGACGTCATTTTCACCTGTGAACCCATGCAAGTTGATTGGGTCGGCTTTGGAAATGATGCGGCAATCATCGGTGAAGAAATCAAGGCAATGCCTCAAAGCAAAATTGATGAAAACCGCAAACGTATCCTTAAAAAAGCTTATGACGCAGACACTCTTGAGCAAGTTGACAAAGCGATTGCTAAGAAGAAACCAGCATATGAAGGCCAGCTCAATGCTATGGCAGATGTTACAGCGGTTGAGGTTCCTACTTACATCAATCGTGCTGGCGAACAAATGCAGACAGAAATTAGCCGTCGTCAGGTTGCACCCGTCAACTTGATTCAAGCGGCAAAACAAATTCGTGGGCTTGTCGGTGATTTATGGACACCTGAATGCATGGCAGCACTTAAAAAGTCATATCCAAATGGTGAGGTTCCGCAAGACGTTATCCCTGAAATTGCAGAAGGTATCAAAGCTGCAACCCAAAAACCAAAATTACGAGTGGTTGGAGAGTAATCCATGAGCGCACTTAAACAATTGCTTAAACAACATGACATGACGCAAAGCTCGCTCTGCAAACCGCTGGGAGTAAGTACTGCAACTGTCAATTTATTTATTAATCACGGGTTATCCCCGAAGAAACGCGCTGCTGAGTTTAAAGCCCAATTCATTGAGCTTTTAAAGAACAAAGGCATTGCACCTGAAGACATTCAAAACGCATTAGATGCTGATCAATCCCACACCGTTGACGACCAAGCCTTGGATTGTGGGACTGACAGCACTACTCAACCGGAGGAAGAGCAACTCATGCTACTACGCAAACAAACCTTAACACCAGAAGCAAAAAGAAAATTTAAGTTATTTAAAAATATCTTTACTGAAGAAATTCGTAATGCAACAGAATTTTATCAGGATTCAAACATCAATTATGCACGTGAAGCAGTTTGGCAAACTGTCAAAGGCAACAGCTCATTCATTGCATTAGTGGGTCAATCAGGTTCGGGTAAAACAACTATTCGTATGGAGACACATGATCGAATAGAACGTGAGCGTGAACCAACCATCATTATTGAACCATATGTGATTGCAACAGAAGCAGATGACATCAAAGGTAAAACTTTAAAATCTTCACATATTGCCGAAGCAATTTTACGAGCATTAGCGCCAAGTACAAATGTAAAGCGTTCACCTGAAGCACGTTTTCAGCAAATTCACAGCCTATTAAAAGAGTCTAGTCGTGCTGGGCTACATCACACACTGATTATTGAAGAAGCGCATAGTTTGCCTATTCCAACTTTAAAACATCTCAAGCGTTTTCTTGAACTTAAGAACGGTTTTACTCCATTACTTTCTATCGTTTTGATCGGTCAGGATGAACTCAAAATCAAATTGGCTGAAAACAATCCAGAAGTTCGTGAAGTGGTTCAACGCTGTGAAATTGTGACACTTGAACCATTCACGCAAACCACGCTTGTTGACTATTTGCAGCATCGTTGCAAGGCCGCTGGGCGTCAGCTTTCAGACTTTATTGATGAGTCTGGCATTGATGCAATTTGCAGAAAACTTTCTAGAAATGTTGGTCGTAAGAACCATAGTGAAAGCCTTTTATACCCACTCGCAGTCGGCAACCTTTTAACAGGTGCATTAAACGTGGCTGCTGACTTGGGTGTCGATGTTGTCACTGGCGACTTGGTGATGGAGGTATAAGCCATGAAATTTACTTTAAGAAATTTAATCATTGTGAACTTCTTAGTTTGGTTCGTGGCAATCGCTGTGATTGTTGCAGTTTTAGGAGGCTGCCATGGTTGATTTTGCAGATGTAGCTGAAGGCATTGCTGAAGAAACTATTCAGCAAACACTTTCTAATCGCCAAACCTTTGAAGGTGAAAGCGAACATGAATGCATGAACTGCGGGAATGAAATTCCAGAGCGTCGTCGCGCTCTGGGCAACGTAAAACTTTGCATTGACTGTCAAACAGCAGTTGAAAGCAACTCAAAGCATGTTCGAGGTGTTCTATGAATACACAACAGAAACGTGCCCAATTTGCAAAAGATATCGACAAATTGGTCAGTGGTGACTATGTGCTTGTACCGAAACAGCCTACTGAAGAAATGGAACGAGCTGGTATGGAGGCAGGCGCTGGTTTTTTAGCAAAGGCTGTTTATCAAGCAATGGTTAGGTCGGCACAAGGAGTGAAAGCACATGGGTGAAGCAAAGCGTCGCGGCACAAAAGAAGAACGTGTTGCTCAGGCAATTGCACGTAATGAAACAACCAAGGCAGCAGTCAAACAAGCAGCAATTGCAAGGCGCCAAAAGCTTCAATCTAGAGGCAAAAAAATCGGCATTGGACGTTTGCCTTTTGGTCTAGCAATCGCATTAGCTGCTATGGGTACAAGTGCATTTGAGGTTCGTAAAAATGAAAACTAGATGTCCGGCTTGCGGAGCAACAAACAGCCTAGATGCTCTATTAGGGCATGGTGAAGCAAGCAAAGCTTTCGTTGCTTCACTAAATCTGGTTGGTGATTTAGCTACGCCACTGGTCAAGTACTTGGGAATGTTCCGCTCTCAAAATCGTGAACTTACTTTTGAACGTACAGCAAAGTTACTCGGTGAAATTTCTAGGGATATTAATGCTCAACAGATTAAACGTGGTCATCACAGTTACCCGGCTCCTAAAGCAGCGTGGATCTGGGCAATTAACACGATGCTTGAGCGTCGTGATCAAGGCAAATTGCAGTTGCCTCTGAAAAACCATGGCTATCTGTATGAAGTGATCAGCTCATTCAAGCAAGAAAATGCACCAGCTCCAAGTGAACGTGCAGCAGCTGCACCAAGAGCAAAATCTGAAGCTGAGCGTGCTGTTGAACAAGCTGAACATGAACGTCAAAAAAATGCCCGCCCAAATTACAGCTTCAAAGAAATGATGGGCTTTACCCAAATGAATGAGAAGCAGCCTGAGCGTGGACTGAAGAACATACCCAAAGAACAACTTATGGCGCATGTCGCTCAGCACAAGCAGCCAGATGAAACTTTAGAACAGTGTTACCAGCGCTTAAAAGCGGCTGAAACAGAGGAGCAAACAAACTAATGGCACGTAAAGCACTTAAAGAGCCACAACTTCAAAGTTGGGAAGCTGTCGATCAAACATTGGCACAAATGGCTGAACTTACCCGTGACATCGCACTTGAAGAAGCTGCTTGTAATGAACAGGTCGACAAAATTAAGGAAGTAACAAAAGAACGCCTTAAGCCTCTACTGGAACGCGTGAAGGCGCATGAACTTCAACTTAAAGAATTTTGTGATCATCGTAAAACTGAGTTTTCACAGATAAAAAGCAAGAAATTGACGCATGGCTCGGTTGGCTATCGCTTATCAACAAGTGTGTCGATTCCAGATCCTGTTTTTACATGTCAGGTGCTTAAGCAATTACAGCTTGATCACTGTATTCGCACTAAAACTGAACCCGATAAGGAGGCTATCAAACAACTTACTCCAGAACTAATCGCTGAAATTGGTGCATCTGTTAAATCACGCAACAACTTTGGCTATGAAATTGAAACCGTTGACCCAGCTGCTACAGCTGCTCACTGAACTTATGTCTGAGGCTATCAACATGTACACAGTTAAAGCACTTGAACCACAGCTAAATGATGATCCGCAAGCCCTGTTTGCAATCGCACGTGATGACGACGCTTTAGTCGGTCAATTCTACCGCCATGAACATGCAGAAATTGCATGTGCAGCACTTAACCAAGCTCAAAAAACTACTGAAGGAAAAACTTCTCATGAATAAATCAGAACTTATCAAACATATCGCTTCAACTGCTTCTCTTACTCAAGCACAAGCTACAGCTGCTCTTAATGCACTTGAAAGCGGTGTCACTAAAGCACTTGCAGCTGGTGAAGACGTTGCATTAATCGGCTTTGGAACTTTCACCGTAAAAGAACGCGCTGCGCGTACAGGCCGCAACCCTAAAACTGGTGAAGAACTTCAAATTGCTGCTTCTAAAGTCCCGTCCTTCAAGGCAGGAAAAGCACTTAAAGAGGCTGTTAAGTAATGGCAACAAAAATTAAGGGCTTAGACATGCTTGAAAAGCAAGGTTTAAGTGTTGTCCGTAAATACAACATTTGCGGATGGTTCGAGTATCACGTTTTGAATGAGGCTGGTCAGAGAATTTCACGGCATACAGTTCAACAACGTGCGATTGATATAGCTCTGAACACACTTCAAGCCTAAGACCATTACATAGTTAAAGAATAAGGAATAGCAGATATGAGTAACACGCAAGATAAAACAGCATGTGCAGATTTGGATGTTGCCAAACTTGTTGAAGACACAATTTTTTGGTTTGAACAACGTATGGAAACTTTAAATGACATTGCAGATTCTGAAGGCAATGTTGTTTTGGCTGCTGGGGATGCTGAAAAAGAATTAAATGATGAGCAGAGCCGTGCTTTTAAAGCTGGCGTTTCAACTGCAATCAGCTTAATTGGCAAATTTCCTTTAAGTCTAGACCGCCCTGTAAACCCTATTGATCTTGATGATTTAGAAGCATAAGCGAAACACAGGCATTCGTGCCTGTGTCTGCTGGGTGTCGTGATCCAGTACTGATGAGCAGCAAGAATATAAATGATCAGCATTGAAGATTTAGAAAAGTTACCACCTGAAATTGTGGAAAGTTTGGGAGAGGTTTCATGACAACTACAATCGCATATTGTTTTAGAGATGGTGTTATAGGGTTTGGTGAATCAATGCCAAATGCAAGTATTGGGATTGCACACTCTACTAATAAGGAAGAGTTAAAAGAGTTCATAGGTGTAAGAGCGCGGAATGGATATACCAAAGATGTACTTTTAGTGCCGGGCATACCTGAAGCTAAAAGTGATGAAGAAGCATTAGTAGCACTAGAAAAATGGCTTTCTTGGCTTGTTTCAAAACCACGCCAAAACCTCTCTTTTGACTTTGGAGAAATAAAGTTGGGAGCACCTACATGAATGAATTGCTGAATTGGGCAACTGTACTGGCTTACTTTGCGGTCTTTCTAATGGGCTTAGGTTCGTGTTTTAAAGAGGCTAAATTGGCATGGACTACCCGAAACAATACTGGCCTAACTATTTTTGAGAAACGCTCACATAGATTTAAAGCTGGAGCATCAATCACATTGGCTTTTTTAGCAATTATTGGACTGTTTCGAGCATTCCAAGGTGTGGTGTGAAATGAAATTCAATAAGAAAGCTAATCTTATCAAGCTAATCCATGTAGCTAAAACAAAGCTTGGTTTAGATGATGAGCTTTACCGAGACATTCTTAAAAGCACTACTGGTAAAACCAGTTCTAAAGATTTGAATCCAGCACAACTTGAAGCTGTGCTGGATCGCTTAAAGCAACTTGGCTTTGAAGTTGAATCAAAAAATAAATCTGGAGTTAAAAATTTAGCTAATGATGACCAAAGTAAATTAATTCGCCATTTATGGTTGCAGCTTCATGACGCTGGTCAAGTCAGAAACAGTAGTGAAAAGGCTCTAGCAAAGTTTGTAGAGAAAAGAGTTGGTGTGAGCGCATTGCAATTTATGAGCAGTCATCACGCAGACATGATCATTACTCACTTACGCCAATGGTGCAAACGTTGCGGCATTGAAAGAACAGAACAATAAGAAAGTAAAAACCCCAGTGCGCCAACACTGAGGTTTTCAATTCCACCCACCGACGAAAGTAAGAGGAG